AATTTTTTGGTAGGGGTTGCCGTTCCAATACCCACATTCGACTTGAATGTCTGAGTGCCGTTGAAATTGTAAGTTTGGCCAACTACAATCGAAGAAATTAAGCTAAAAAATATAATAAGTTTTTTCATATTGCCAAAATAAAATAAATCTGTGTGTCCTCTAATCCTGTTATTCCTGTCAATTCTCCGTTGACTGTGTCCAATCCGCTAAGAATTGTAAAAATCCCCTTAAAAATATTGTCGACAATCAAAAATGCCTTTGATTTGCCGACTAATTCAGCATCCGCAATTATTGACGGAGTTCCAACAATTGTTCCGGTAATCATTGACATTCCTGCGTTTAAAAATGCAGATTTGCCTATCCATTCCAATTCACCAGACGAATTTTTGTAACAAACTGATTCGTTGTCAGCATCCGCAAATCCTTTAGGGTTATGCAGTTGATCATCTGGTAAATTTGCATGTAATACTCCCATTTTTAGTCGACTATAATTCCAAATGATTTAACAAATGTTGCTTTTTTGTATTCGGGAAACAAAGTAAAATTGTCATCCAAATATTTCTTTAATACTTCTCTATAAGTATCTCCAATTCTGTTGGCTTCTGCCTGAGTCAAATTAAATCCACTTGCACTAACTTGATTTCCAAATTCGTCTCTATGATTGACAATGCCTCCGGACCCTGTTTGATTGAATATGTTAATAAGGCAATTTGCATAGGAATACCATTTCAACGGTAATTTGATATAGTCATTGACAAGAATGGTTTCGTTTGCCGTCAATGTGTTGGCCGCTTTATGAGCAATAATTGTTGCGTATAAAGTATCACCCAAAATTGGCTTTATTGAATTAATCTGTGCCGCCTCGATATGCGTATTTTTGACCAAACTCGTATCCGTTTTGGTCATGGTAAAGCATTCAGCCACCACATCACTTGCCGATATTAGTAGGATCTGAGCCATAAATCATTGAGTTTATTTCGTTTTGTGAAAAGCCAAATAGTATTTGCAAGGAATTGGCAAACATTTTCTTTTTATTTATATCAACTTCCAAAATAGCACTATTTAATAGGGCTTGAAAGGTTGATAATTGAGAATCCGCAACCTTATCCGTCAACTTGCTGACATAGCCGGGTTTATTTGTGATAAATTTAAACTCAAATGGTCCTGCAGTGGTCAGTAAAACAATTGATTTAAAAGCATCTATAAATTTTCCTTGAATTTTAGATACATGTTTTAGAGCAATGTCAAATTCTTGCAAAATTTGTTGATTTGTTCCTAATTTTCCAGAGATTGCAATTCCGGCCAATGATGGAAACCATTGACATGCAGTAATTATCGTTTCGGTCGCAATTCCTTTGAGTTCCGTAAATGAACCTTCTTGTTCTTGACTAATCGGAGTGAATGATGCCTTACTTTCGTTTGAATCTTTGCTAACAACCAAGATTTTGCCGTTATTGCCTTTTTCGACATTGGTATATTTATTTTTGATGTCTCCAATAAACCTCTTTGCATCGGCCTCCTCCATGTTTGCCGTTACCACCTCCAAAATTCCACTTGGCAACATTTGATTGTCAAACTGATTGTTGTTATAAAGGCCAATCAAATATTCCAATTTTGCATATTGAACCGCACCCATGTAAGTAGGTAGTCCATAGTGAGGAAATCCACTTACATAGTCTTTGATATGGTAAATTGATTCCTCATAATACTGATCAATTTGAGTAAAATTTGGGAATTCAAATATTTTGGTTTTTGGATAGACTCCAGAAATCCAATCTATCGAATAAATAAAACCGTCTAAATCTTTGTGCTTTCTGATTGTCTCCTGTGGCACATGCTCAATGGAATACTCACCTAATATCTTTGATTCAATTGGTCTGCAAATTCTTAAATAAGCATTTCCACTCAAATAAAAATCATTAAACAAATTTTCGCAAACTTGCTGAATGTTTTGGTTTTTATTTACTTTCTTGCAGTAAAGTTCGACATTTTTATTATCAACTTGGTATGTGTCTCCTGCGGCAAAATCTGCTTTTGAGGATAAAATTGCGCCTAATGTTGCCGATTCCCTTGACAATTCTGCAATCATTTGCGGAAAGTCATTTTGTTCGCCAAATGGTATAAAAAAAGTACCAATTCTCTTTAAATTGGTAATTGGTTGTGGTATTTTCGGTGTTCCTAAATTCGCAACCTCAAATATCGCCTTGGTTTTTGGCAGGTTTTTTTGGCTTGGCATTTTCTACGAATTTATCTGGATACATCTCTTGAATTACTTGGAGCATCGGTTGCGCTAACTTGTCCAAATCCACGCAACCGATTCCAAGAATGGTCAATGTTTGACCTTTATATTTATCTTTGATTTTCAACATTATATTGATGTTGCTGCTACCAATTCAGTCTCAATTTCAACAACTGTAACCGCAGGAGTTGTGGCTCCACTTATGCCTGTCAATTGACGGCATTTTTCGCCCATTTTGCCTTCTAAAGTTATTACAAAACCGTTGTTGTCTTCTTTCTTTTTACCGGAATCGAAATCCGATTTGGTAACTTCCAAGAACGATTCGTCTGTGAATACTTCATCGAATCCGGCAACCAAAAATTTGTTTGTCGAATCTGAATAAAGTTCACAAACTGCAACAAGTTTGCAATTGTTGGCGATGTCAACCAATTTCTTTAAATTGCTCGTCCAAAGTTTTGGCTCTGCAAATTCGATGGATATTGAGTTAACCAATGCACCTGAGTCGACCTTTGCTTCGGCCTGTTTCAATGAACATTCGCCCGGCTTAAATTCGATTTGTTCAAATCCTACGCCTGCTGAGGCAAATACTATATTTGTATATTCGTGTGTGTTGGTGGAATCGGGAGTCCAACTTACAATGTCTTCTTGGTTAGCCAGAAATAGCTTTTTTACACCACCAAATTGTTTTAGGTCTGGACAAGTTAAATTTATGCCTCCTCCCTGTACTGTTAATGCCATGTTTTTATAGTATTAAAATGGGGAGTTGCCTCCCCACTATGTTAATTAATTAGGCGCGAACCATTTTGATTTGACTTGCAAAACCGTAGTTTACGGATGAAGAGAACTTAGCTGAGTAACGATAAACATCGTCCAATGTAGTCTCTTTCATGTATTTTGCAGTCACTTCGTTTTGATCGCTTACAAGGTCAGTTCCAAAGTACAAGTTGCCAACTCTTGATGCAAAAATTGTGTTTTCTGGGAAGTATTTTTGTTTGGCAATAACTTTATCCTTGTAGATTAATTGACCATTGCGCTCCCATGATGTAGAACCGCTTAATCCTGCAGCAATGTTTGCATCAATGTAAGCATTGGCAACGTGAACAGGAACGTAGATTCTGAAATCTGGTGACTCAACTACGGCCTCAGAACTAACTCTCATTATGTTGCCAAGATAAGACAACACGTTTGATTGGTTGATAAAACGTAAACGAGTATTTGCTCCGGTAGTAATGGTTAGACCTGTAGTTACGGCATCAATTACAACAGATGAACCGCTTACATCAAGAACATTGAAAGTAAGGTCATTCAAAGTTGCAGCATCTGCTCCTGTAAATACTTTACATTTTACTTTATCACCTACATAAAGAGTTGTAACCGCTGCGGCAAAGCCTAAGGTAGTTGTTGCACCAACTGATACAGATGTTGGAGTTAATGCGCCTGTTCCTGCGTCATATTTAGTTACCGCTGAATCAGCTTCAGCTAAAGTAACTAAACCATCGTGCCATTTGCGAATCAAGTTACCGGTAAGGCTAACGTCTCCTCTCCAAATAAGTTCGTCGATTTGATTTTTGATAACTTCGGCTTTTCTGTTAATTAGGAATTGGCCCATCTCCGTTGGCAAATCATTGTTGTTTGCACCGGGAAGCATTTGAGCTGATTGGTAAGCAGCTAAAAGAGCATTGATTCCAACAACATCTTGAGACATTAAGTTAACAGGAGACAGAGTTCTTTCGCTTACGGTTGTAGTGCCACTCGCGTTGAAACTGTCAGCGCGACTTTGGAAAATCGCATCTGTTGAAATTGTTTGAATTTTTTCTGCTTTTTTGATGTTTGGATGAACAGAAATGTTGCCTTGGTCAATGGTATCGCCAGACAACAATATGTCTGCCACCCATTCTTTGGCGAATTCTCCAATGTAGGAGTTGGTTGAGTAAGTAAGTGCCATTTTTTTTTATTATTTAGTTTTTATTTTATGGATTCGATTGATTTTAATGCTCTTTCTTTAACTGATAAATTTTTTGTTTCAGTCTCTTTGGCTTTTTTGCCAATTGCGGGAGTTTTAGTTTGCTTTAAATTTACAATTTCGGCATCTTTCGCAACAATAGCATCGTTCAAATTCTTTTTTTCGTTGTTTAGAGCCTCTATTTCGTTTTTTAATGCAGCCAAGTCAGATTCAAATTTTGCAGACAATTCGTCAACAATTTCTTTCACTTTTTGGGCAGACATTAACTCTTCTTCCATTACTTCAACAACGGATAAGATTAAACCTGCTTCGTCTGATTGGATTTGATATTTTTCGCCACCAATTACAACAATTGTTGCCTCTGGTAATGCAGGAGAAACCATGTCTCCGGCAACAGGAACACCTAAAGATTCATCAACCGGAGTGATTAATACCGGAGTTCCATCTTCCAATGATCCGTCAATATTTACAGGAGTAATTTCGTTTTTTACGGCCAATAAAGTTTGAACTTTGGCCATGATTGTGTCGATTAGTTTAGACATGTTTATTTGGTTATTGTTATTTTTTATTTTTGCAATTGCCCGGACATCTTCGAATTTTGTAGCAAATCCGTAGTCCATTAATTCCTGAGCATTAAAGTAAGTCTCAGCATTCATCCAATTTTTTATCTCATCAATGGTTTTACCCTTTTTGTTTGATTTAAGATAGATGTCTGCAATTTGATTTGAGTAGCTTTCCAAATCGTTGGCCATTTTACGCAATTCTTCGGAGTTGCCTCCACCAAATGCGGATGCCAAATGTATCATCATACGGCTTCCAGAATTTACAACAATCTCGTCTCCGACCATTGGAATGAATGAAGAGCAAGAGGCACATGTGCCAATTATATTGAATGTAATTTTGGCCTTGTGTTCTTTCTTCCAATTAAGCAGATAGCCATAAATGGCAAATGCTTCGTCAACATATCCACCGGGACCGCTGATATTAATTGTCAAACTATCCCCAATGTAACCATTCATGTCGGAAATGACACTTTGTAAAGTGACATCCCAACCGATTTCGCCAAATAGATTTATAGTTTTCACAACGCAAAAATCAAACAATTAATTTGTCTGAACTTTGCAAAACTTACAAAATAAAAAAAGCAGCCATTTGGCTGCTCATTCTATGGTATCGCATTTTGCGAATCGTTATAGTTCTCCTCGCGATTGTTTATGAAAAATTTTTGCCCAATATGGATGTTGTTCATCAAATAAGGAATCAACATAATTTACCATACTATAAAAATGACTTTTACCGCATTTTGGATATTTTACCTTGTAATGCCAATTCTTATTCTCATCTTGCCAAACTTCAGCATAAATAGTCAAATCCTCATTGTAAGCAATCGGTAAATGTTGTAAGCAAAATTTTGGTGTGTTTTTCATTGTGTTTTTATTTATGCCAATATATCCTCAAAGTAATAGATGTAATCCTGATTTGCTTGATTTTTTGCAGTCCAATACACAAAACCATTTTGTTTTCCAGTTAGCTTTTGAAATTCTTTATTCCATCTATTTTGCAAGTTGTCAATAACCTTTGAATCTCTTTTGCGATTATTGATATTGAATTCAGTCCAAGCCTTTTTTTCAATCTCAATTAACTTAGTTGATTTTTCCATTTCTTTAAATTTGATGAAGCAAAAATACACTTTATTTTGATATGTGAATACATTAATCAAAAATAAATGTAAAAAAATCAGCCAATTTATGTAACTGACTGAAAATCAAATAAAAAAAGTTACAATTATGACCGATATGATTTGATGTATGAATAAATAGTCCTTTCGCAAATGCCAAATTTTATCGATGTCTCTTTTACCGCTTGATCAGCAATTCCTCCACATTTCCTCAATTCCTTCTCAAAATAAATCACAATTGCTTTTTCCCTCATGCCTTTATCAAATAAACCTCTCTCAGCAGCATCAATTAATTCTGACTTAGGTATTTTTTGCATTGATTCTGTATTAGATAAAATGAACAATTTAAACAATTATCGACTCCACCAATTTGATATTTTTTTAAAATAGTGTTACAATTATGCAGTAATCTAAAATTTTTAGACTTGTCATATTTTGACAAAAGTATTATTTGTTTAAATTTATCTATTTCAGACAATTGCATGTGCGAAAATAAACAAAAAAGGTCACATTTTACTGCGACCTTTCCTGACAAATTTAATAAAACAATGAAAAAAACCTTTGCAAATATAATAAAAAATTATTACCAAGTTGCTTCGGCTTCAATATTTCCAACTCTAACTTGGCTTAAACTTACTTCTGATTCGACCTGATAAACTTTAATTCTGTCTATTCTGTTGTTAATGATATCAAATGATCTTCCTCTGGCATTGCTTTCCGCTAACTGATTAAATGATGATGGAGCAACAATTCCACCAACTGCAAATCTCCTTCCACCTCCCCATTCATTAATTGCTGACAACAATGGAGCAAATGCGGATGTTGATTTTGCATTAATTACGGATTCTTTATTACTCAGCATTGCAGGAATTGAGTCACTCGTTTCCGATCCCGCACCAGAGACATATCCACCTTTTGCAAATGCCGGAGGAGCCGGAGCCTTTTGAGCCAATATTGCTCCAACTTGTAATGCAGTTGTAATTCCAATACCAACGGCTGCAATTGCTCCAGCTATTGGACCTAAACCACTTGGAGGAGGCAACAATGCTCCGGCAATAGCCAACGCTCCTGTAATTGTTGCTTGTAATGCTTGGATTGCTTTATTTGCATTAAATGATTTTACTTCAATATCATACTTTTCTTTTGCCGCACGTTGCTGAATTGCTTTTATTTTTGCCGCTTTTTCCTCCTCATTCAAATTGCTTTGATTAACATTTTCGACATCTCTTTGAGCCTGTGCATCAATTTCGGCAATTCTATCTTGTGCGCTTTGTTTTTGTATATTGTTAATTTCCCCAATAACATTTGAAAATTGCTCTAATGCTATTTTGATAATTCCAAAAGTTTCTAAGGTGCTATTTAATTGTTCTTGATTTGATTTTTTTACTTCCTCCGTTTTTGCGTCCTCAAATTCCTTGACTGTCTTAAAGCCACTTGCAACAAATTCAAACTCCAAATCGTTTTGGTCTTTTTTCAATTTAACCGCCAATCGACTGAGTTCATTCAACATTAATGCCTCTTCGGCAATCCTGTTCATTTTTTCTTCCAATGCTTTCTGCTCAATTTCTCTTTGTTTGGCAATTTCTTCGGCTCTAATTTTATTTATTTCATTGGCAATTTCTTTTTGAAAATCTGTTACCTCCTTTTCTTTCTGAATTCTTTTTTCTGCTGCTTCTGCTGCCTTATCCGCCAATTCCTTTTCTTTAGCTATTTGGTCATCCTTTGCTTTTTTCTGCTCTTCAATCAAAGCATTTCTTCGGTTGGTAATTCTTTCCTGTAAATTAATTGAATCACTTTCAATTTGCTCAATTGCTGCGGCCTTTTCCGCAATTGCATCCAACTCTTTGCCTGTAATTTGACCTCTTTTTTTTGATTCGTCAAATTGTTTGAATGTTTTAGCATCCTCTGTTGTAGCAAAAAGCAGAATTTCATCGGACGATAATTGAGATTTTTGCCTTAATTTGTCAACTTCAATTGATAATTCTTCCTTTGCTACTTTCTTTTTTCTTTCCAATGCTTTTGTTTCCAATTGTGCGGCCAAATCCAACAATCCAATCCGTTCTGCATCTGACTTAGTCCTGTCTTTTGATTGAAGCAACAATTGCTCAATTTCCTTTCTTGACCTTGCATCTGTGATTAAATTTCTGCGCTTAACATCGTCCAACTCGTCCATTCTATCATAAAGTTTTCCGGCAAATTCTGCTGCTCCTTTCATTTCTTGGGTCATGCCTTTAAACGATCCACTCAACTTGTCAATTCCCTCCTTGAAATTACCAGAGACAATTGTTTTGATGGCATCTCCCATTTTTATAAGACGATTTACAAAAATGTCGGCCGTTGCGCTCAATTGTGCAAATGCTCTCTCAATTGCCTCTACAACAGGCTCAAATTTTGTTGCTAAAGCTATGATTGCCGTTAGTCCAAGAATAATTAGACCAAAAAAACTAAACTTTAATAAGTCAAATGAAGCAAATCCACCTTTAACTATGTTAATTCCGTCTTTTGCGGATTGAAATTTGTCCTTTAAATCTCCTAAATTAATACCAAAAATGGTTATTTTGCTTGAAGCTCGATTAATTGCCTCCTCATAATTGCCGACATTTCTTTGATTGTCTCCAATTTTCTTGTCGAATTCCTTTAAACGCTCAGTTCCTTTTGCGACAAATTGTTGCAATTCCTTAAATTGCTCGTTCGTCTCGTCAATAGGTAACTCTTTGAGCCTTGCTTTGGCCGCATTTACCGCAGTTGTAAGTTCGTTGTAGGACGCAGTTTCAGCATTTAATGACTTATTAATATTGATTAATTGCCTTTCCTGTTGCGCTCTGTCTGAATTTAATGCCTTTATCTGTGCCTTTAGATCAATTAATGCCTTTGTCTCAGCATCATTCAAGGCTCCGTTTTCTTTTTTTACGGCATTTAATTTATTAACTTCGCCTGTCAGCCGGGCAACCTCTTGGTCAATAGACTTGATGGCATCAATACTTTTATCTGTGCCGTTAAAAACTATGGAATATATCAGTTCTTCTGCCATTTTATTAATTTTTTGTTGATGGTAATTTTGTGCCGGGTCTGGTGTTGACGGATGTTGTAATTTGTGGGCCTTTGGTTAGCGTGGTAACTGTATCTCCGGTTGATGTGTAAATCTCATCGTCAATATTAAAGTCAATTGTCTCGCCTGTAGTGGATGCGTCCGATGGATTGGCCCAACCGTCTGTGCCTTCTGGTTGATTTTGAACATTGGCCATGCCCAACTCATTTTTAAGAATCAATTCAACTTTAGTATGCACCTTTTCATGTGGTTTGTAGTCGATTATGCGGTTGACTATCCAATAGACATCCTGTAAATACCAAAGTTTGCGGAAATTCATGTTTAGGTTGTCAATTTCAACATATTTGACCATAGCGGATGCCTTAACCCCCTCATTTATCAATGGAGGGACTTTGGACCAATATCTCTTAAATAAACCATAAGATTTTCCTCCATCCAAAACAAACATGTCATCAAAGTTTAGGCTAAAATTTACCTCACCATCCACATCGACCGAAAAAACTCTTGGGCAATCTGTATTATAGTTGTAACTTAATGCATAAAGTGAATCCACCAATTTCCATTCATAATGTTTGCTCCCTGTGCTTCCGGCAAAATATGAATCATGATCTGAATATTGATAGTAAAGTATTCTCGGCTCACATTTGTAGCTTGGAGTATCGTAACCACTCGTCATTTGCTCCATTATCAAAGGGACTAACAATTTTTGTTTTCCGATAATTCGGTAACCCATGTATGTTGGGGCAAAATGCGGATTGGTGTATGTTTTTGTGCCTTTTTGAAATCTTTTATAAAGTAAATGCTTATAACCTCCGTAAATATGACCTGTTTTGTCTTTCCTCTCCTTCAAAATTCCATCGCTTGAATCGTCTTTGTATTTCCAAAATAGTTCTTGATTATAATTGCTCAAAAATTCAGTCTTTAACTCCAAATGTTGCTGAGTCTTGGCTGAATAGTCAACCGCTTCGTCAAATCCTAAATAGTAACCATCTACTGAATTACCCAATGAGTCAACCCATGCAAACATCGGCTCCATTGTAATGGTCCTTGCCAATGGGTCTGTGTCAAATACCAAATTGAACAAATGCGCTAATCCTTGAATAAATTCCATGCACGTTCTATCTGGCAAGGTATTAGCAATATCGAATTCACTTCCAATTTCAATATTGTCTGAAGCAATAAATTCAATTACTGAATTTGGGTTAATTTTGATAAGTGAATTATTCAACGGCCAGAAACAAATGGTAACAATTTCATTTGGTCCAATATAAACATCCTGCTCAAAATTCACTGTTTGCACCGATGCTCCAAGAATAGAAGAGTTAACTAATATAGTAACTGCAGGAAGAGGGGTGACCATTCCCCTGTGAATCCAAATTTGATAAAAATTGTTTGTTGCTCCATTGCCCTGCAAATAAAGTGTCCCTTTTATTTTTCGTGTACCACCCTCAGCAGATGTAAATTTTAAACCAGTTAGCGGAATTGTTGCACTACTAAATAAAGGAGGAGGAATTACAGATACACTTTGATTTAAACTAATTTGGTTCGCATAATCATAATCTTCAAATTGTGGATTAATTGAATATTGTGATGATGTGTCAATTATATTTTGCGCTGATGACCATCTTACTTTAGCATTATACTCGTCAGCCATACTTCTCTTCCAATTGCCAGATGTAAATGGATAAATTAGTTTTCTAATGTCATCATTTTTCAACCATTCTGATGTCAAGGTGTATCCGGTTTGAGCGAAAATAGCATTGACCATGTCTCTGATATATGGAGCAATTCTTAACTCATAGTCCATTATTCCATCATTTGAATTTTGCTTATTGCCAATGTCTCCATAATCAATTAAGGGATAGACAAAATTAAATGGATTTGAACTTTCTGATTTGGTTTGCAAATTTGAATCCTTAATGTATGCCCAGTTCCAAATTGTTCGACCTAAATTCAATTCTCTTAGCTTTTTCTTTGACAAAATATCTGCCCAATCGTTCATTCCGGAGAATATAGTTATCTCGTAAAAGTTTGGCTTTAATGTTGAACTTGCCGACTTGATTAGGCAATATCCTTTGGTGTGTGTCAAGCCATTTACATTGATTTCGCATTGCACATTTATTGTGTCACCCTTTAACGATAATACTTTGTTGTCATTTTGCGAAATTGTGGACAAAAATAAATGTTGCAAAACTTTATTTACCTCTGAATTGGCTTGAACTTTTATTGTCTTCGTGTAATCTCCTTTCCGCTTTCCAACATCCTCAAAATCCATGACTGACCGATTTATTGCCAAAGGAAAATCAGTATCATACGGCAGAGGCAAATTGTATCTTGCGCCACTAATAAGTAAAATTAATTCAACCGATTCCATTGTAATTTTTATTTGCGAAAATTGCTGAAAAACTTAATTTATTTTCCCTCTTTCTGTTGTCGGCAACTGTATATTCCCCATCATCAATAAGTATTGGTAAATAAACAGATAATTGATAATTGCGAATTGCATATATAGTAACATTGTCGAAGTGAACCCCTCCTGTTGTTGGACCATTGCTAAATTCAAAACTAATGCCTGTACTATTTGCAGTAAAATCAACTGACAATATTCCGTTTTGATTTGGATTTGCTAATAAATTACCATTTGCAGTTATTTGGACACCATTATTATTTGACACATGCGCAGTCACTCTATATGTTTCTCCAATTGTCAAAATGCCCGGTTGCTCAACAAGTGCTATTGAATCAGCTACTGGGTCATAAAATGTAACCTTATTTCCGGCATAGGATAATGTGCCTGATAAACTTACCGATGTTGTCCACCCGGCAATTGTGTTAAATGTGCCATTTATAACAACATCAGGTCCAAAAGTTG